TCTGGTGAACTGGAATCTCCAAGTGACATCGTGGCATATTCACATCTACTCGAGGGAAATTTCCTGTACCGCCGATAGCAAAATCTAATTCAAATTCATTAGTAATTACAGTAGTCGCAGTTGCTAAATCTTCAAATAGTTGAGTGCTTTCATTTGTTCCTGTACCTAGATAACAAGTAAAATTACCTGTTACAGACCGAGTTCCAGTTACGTGTTCGAGAGGCTGGTTTACAATACCTAGCACTTCAGGAGTTAGATAAGTAATATTGTTTGTAATTGTAATATTACCACCAGTAAGTGTAATTTTATATGCACTCTCGCTAAATTGGTTTCCGTAGGTTTTACTGCCCATTCGCGAAGAGACAGAAAGTGAAGTGAGTCGATTACGAATAAAGTTCGCAGTCGAAGTTATATCTCTATTTACAATATCTCCTGTATTAAATGACGCTTCGTCCGTAATTAGTTTACCAAATCCTGACCAATTAATTGTACTAATACCATCTACGTCAAAATCTATAGAAGCTTCGTTTACCACGCAACTCTGGATTTTGTAAATCGTTATTTCTGCGCTACTTGTAAAGCTAGCTGAAGCTGCGCCCGGCTCCGTTTCATTTGCTCCCATAACAAAGTAAAGATCAAATGTTTCAAGATTTGAGCGATTGCCTTGAGCAGGAGTAACAGCAAAAACACCCGAGGATGACGTGCCAGTAATCGCTGAAGAGCTGTATGCAGAACCTGTCCACTCAGCACTGCCTGAACCTGTCATCATTGCAGCCCAAAGAACGTCCTCTACGGGGTATTTACCTGCCGTGGGACGCATATATGTAGCAAAAGACCACTCTGCAGGAGCAAGAGAGTCATTAAATAATTGACGTGCACGACGGCTGGTACCGTCTGATGACTCCATCTCATTTAGAGTAATTTCAGAAGCATTTGTTGCTTGAGAGAAAGAAAAACCGTCCAATACAGGAATCTCCCAAACACTTCCGCTAAAATCGAGATATACTTTCGTATCTCTGCTAAATTGTAATGCCATAGTTTATCTCCTATGTAACGGAAAGGAGCTGGGCGTGAATCCTTTGATTCTTGCCAGTCGTTTCCTAGTATCGAACCTCAATGAGCATTTCCCCTACTCCATAAGGTTCAAGTACGCCTTCGTCAGTATCAATACTGACGACAGTTAATTGTTGAGTATACTGAGTTTTGTTTTGCTTGTCTGTATATGCCAAACGAGTGTTGTTGTCTATAACAGTTTCCACATCTTCTATGAGTTTATCAAGAGCATCTACAGCGTCTTCCTCATTAACATACATTCGTATGGTTACTGCTAAAAATCTGTCTTTATATGCACCTGCTTGATATTCTCTAGATTCTGCTCCAGCATTTAGATGAACAGCCGGAAAATCTTCTACTTCATCCCAAAACTTTAGTCGAGGAGAAACATTTCCAAAAAGATTTGTTAAATAATCTCCCGAACCATCAATTTTCTTTAATTCTGTCACTAGAGCATTAACGATAGACTGTCTTCTGCTAGTATAAATTCTTGACATTATACTCTCCTAGTGTAGAATCTTCCTATTGCCATTTGTGCAGCAATTTCTCTTATAGACCTGTCAATTACTTTTCTTGGGTCTCTGTCTTCATCTCCTTTTGCAAATCCTGTTTCAAAAGTTTGATAAGGAGATTTTTGATAAGTATATCCAATACTTGGAAATCCTTGTCTTGTTGTCATTACATCGGTCACACGCACAGAGCCTGCAAATCTTCCTGTTCTGTTCACAAGATAGGGCTCTTGCATATTTTTTCTAACTACATCCGGTAGTTTATTGTTAAGTATTCCTATTAAAGATATATAACTTGGTGCCGCTTTTCTACTCTTTCTTTGAGAAGTAGCTTGTCTCTTTCTGCGGCCTCCAGTTTTAAGTGCTCCGCCTTTTACATCTTTTGCTTTTTTACCTGGAACAGAATTTTTCTTGTTTTTAGGCTTTTCTACTTTAAAAGGTTTTCCCTTCTTACCTTTGCCCTTTATTATAGGCTCTATAATTTCTTCATTAATCAAATACTTTGCAAGTCTTTCATCAAATGGCTGACTTGCTTCTACACCATAACCATATTCTGAAAGTCTTGCTGCCAAATCTGCTTCTAGTTTTGGCCTTAGTCGGGTCCAGTCGGTAGACTCTGCTCCTGGCTTATTTGCTAGTGTCTGACCGAGAGACCCTCTCACTGAAACTATCCTACCTTCATATGTGTCTTTTAAATCCCACCCCCAGTCTACAGACTCTATCATCTCCATGATAACTTCTAAAGCAGCACCTTTTGCTTTGCTGTCTCCAGTACTTTTTAAACTAGCTAGATCTTCGAGTACTTGAGTACCTACTGTTCTACCTTTGTGCAGAAATTGAGTTCTTCTTGAAAAACTTGTATATTGCTTTGCTGTAAAGTTATTGAACATAGTGCCTGCGGCGTTACTTTTTAATATGTTCATTAAAGTTTGTTTCAATTTATCTGCATGATTTTTAGGTTGCAGTACTTTTATTCCGTCTCGAGTGTATTTTGCATGATGCTCTACATTCTGTATAGTCGAATTATATTCTTGTACAAACTTTGAATAAATTAATGAAGATAACTTTTTTGCTTCATCTCTCAACTTTGTTGCATTTACATCATCGCCTTCTACAACTTTTTTTGCTGCCGCTTGTCTAGAGGTGTCTTCTGCATTTTCTTCTATTAAAGCTTTTCTTGTTTTCGTTACACTTTTTGACTTACGTATAGCTACATAATTGTAAATAAGTATTTCATAGATATCGGATTCGGGTATATCTATTAGATGATAGCCGACACTATCTATTCTAGTTCTTGCCATTTTTAACTGCTTTCGTTTTGCTTCTTGTCCGCTATACGCTTCTTTTAGCAAGTCATTTAATAGCTTTTTAGACATTAAAAGTTTTTATACAAATCAAGAACTCGCTTGATATGGTCTGGGAAAGCAGGACTGTTTCGTATGCTCGTCTCTGCATTTTCTCGCGTGGCTCCCGACAGCGTTTGACGAGATTTATGCTCGTCTCTTAAATAATACGTAACCATGTCCGCAACTGCAAGTTGCAAATCTGTAGGGCACGAAGAGTACCCTGCACGGTATGTAACTTTTACAGACCCCGCTCCTTGTGGCCAGTGTCTGTACCCCGTTCCTTCTACTCGAAAAATACTATCAGTATCAAAATCAATGTAATATTTTGAAGACTCTAGGGTCTTGTACTCCGATGTTACATTATCTCGAGTTTGCACGGAGCTTACCGACACAAGCGGACTTTCTGTAAGCTGCAAAATATGAGAGCCCCAATTAAATGAAAACTCCTCAACTTTGCTGGTAGAGTAGAAATCTACAATGCTATTACCGCAATAGTTTTTTACTAATTGACTCACAGCGGGAATAAATATATCGAGTTTAGTATCTTCCTTTGTAGAGGAGATACCTTCAATATCCTTATATGTATCAATATTAATTAAATTTGCCATAAGTCAATTAGTAAAAAACTTGGGGTGGCGAACCACCCCAGGTTATTTTAGCCTAAGCTATTAGGATGCCGCTACTGGGCTAAGCTTAACAGCTGCTGCCTTGCCTTGTACTGAGTTGAACAACTCATTAAAGCCAAGGTGCTGAGTACCGACAAGTACACGACGCTGCTGTACAACTTCGTAATCTTGCTCGATATTTACACCGCGCAATCGTGGAATCACGAAGTTACGAGTGTTAACAGCAAATGCACCTGCGTTACCTGCGTTAGCTACAGTTGGGAAGTTGTCAGAGATAACTACGGGTGAACCGTATACCTGACCTACCTGACCAACAAGCTTCAGTGCTGCGTCTGAACCGACTTCGAATACGTTATCGAATTCTACGTCGTTCAAGAGTGAGTGGTAAACGTCTTGAGAGATGATGTAAACAACATCTGCTGGGTTCAAGCCGTATACGCCCATCTCACGACGCATACCTACAAGGTGCTTCGCAGTGATAGCAGTGATTTCACCTGCTGACAGTGAAGGAGCCTCGTTACCTGCGCCTGTGCTCATAGCATATGCCAATGAATCAAGACCACCAGGACCAAATGCGTTGTCACCGTTACCTTGGATAATAGCCTTATCTACTGCACGAGCGTGTGAACGTGCAATGTTTTCAGCCATCATAGGCATCAAGTTAACAAGTACTTCTTCGTCGATATAGTTATCGAGGTAAGTAGTTGAAATCAAACGGTCAACAGTAAGAATCTTCTGCTTTGCGTTGAATGCTGGTTCAGTAGCACCACGGTTAGTAACATTAGTACCACCAGCTCCTGCGGATGCAGAAAGGTCACCTGCATTCGCCCATGTAGCTTCTGCAGTATCAGTTTGTAGTGGAATTACAGTTGACTTACCATTTACTGCCATCTCACGGAAAAGAGTTGCAGTGCGAAGCTCCAACTGAATTTCCTTCTCGATT